CTTTATCAATTTTAGGTGGAACTAATGTTTCTACTTCTGTTGTTGGAGATGTTTTAACTATAACTTCTACAGATACCAATACAAATAATTATGTAACAAGTGGAAGTATATCAGGAGGAACAGTAACCTTAAACAGACAAGGACTTGGTGCAGTAACTTTTGCTATTAATAATAACCAAATAACAAATGGTGCTGGATATATAACTTCAGCTTCTTTACAAGGTGTTCCAGCTATATTATCTAACGGTTCAACACCAAGTTTAAATAGCGGTATTTCAGGTTCTGAAGTAAGATCACTTATAGGAGCAGGTACATCAAGTTTAGTTATTGGGACAACTTCAACTACAGCGAAAGCTGGTAATACAACAACTATTACTGGTACGCAAGCGAGTAATATAACAACAAACAATGCCAAGGTAGGAATTTCCAGTACTCAAGCAAGTAATATAACAACAAACAATGCTAAGGTTACAGATACAGGTTTACCTGCGGTATTATCAAATGGTTCTGCTCCAAGTTTAAATACTAATATAAGTGCTTTAGAAATGCGTACGTTAATTGGCGCAGGAACAAGCTCAAGTTCTGGAGTTACATCTGTAGGTGGAACTGCAAATAGAATAAGTTCATCTGGAGGAACTACTCCAGTTATAAATGCAATTGTAGGAACTGTAAATAGTTCGTCATCTAATTTAGCTACAGGAGCGCAAATACAAACAGCTATAAACTCAGCTCTTACAGGAGTATTACAGTTTGAAGGCACATGGAATGCTTCTACAAACAGTCCTTCTTTATCAAGTGGTGTTGGAACGTCAGGTGATTACTATATAGTATCAGTTGCTGGTAGCACAAACTTAGATGGAATAACAGATTGGGCAATAGGAGATTGGGCAGTATTTGCTAATACAACGTGGACAAAAATAGATAATTCACAAGTAGGAAATGTTACAGGTTCTGGTTCAAGTACTAGAGTAGCATTTTGGAATAGTAATTCGAATATAACAAGTGATGCAGGATTAACATTTAATGGAGGTTCAAATGCTTTAACTGTTGGTGGTACAGTAACTTGGTCAGGAGGTAGTTCATTAGAATCAAATTCTGCATATGATAATATGGTAACAGGATTTGGTAATTCAGGTTCTAGTTCTAAAACACTTACATTAACACAACAAGACGGTGGTACTTTAACTACAAGCTTTAGCATTCCACAAGGAACTGTAACGAGTGTTGGAACTACAGGCTCTGTTAATGGAATTACTCTTTCAGGTACTGTAACAAGTAGTGGTAATTTAACATTAGGAGGTTCACTTTCTATTAGTAATTCAGATTGGTCTGGAACAGACTTGGCTGTTGTTAACGGAGGAACAGGTTCAAGCACAGCTTCAGGAGCAAGAAGTAATTTAGGAGTTGTAAATGATACAGGTACTCCAGCTATACTAAGTAATGGTTCTACACCGAGTTTAAATACTAATATAAGTGCTGTAGAAGTAAGGAATTTAATTGGCGCAGGAACAGGTAGTGGTACTTCTAATTTAGTTATTGGAACAACTTCTACTACAGCAATGGCTGGAAATACTACAACGATTAGTGGAGGTCAAGCATCAGCTATAACTGCAAATACTGCCAAGGTAGGTATTACAAGTACTCAAGCTTCAAACATTACAACTAACAATGCTAAAGTAGGAATAACAAGTACTCAAGCATCTAACATTACAACTAACAATGGGAAGGTTGGTATTACATCTACTCAAGCTGCAAATATTGTAACTAATAATGGTAAGGTCACAGATTCAGGTACACCAGCAATATTATCAAATGGTTCTACACCATCATTAAACTCAAATATTTCAGCTGTAGAAGTTAGAAATTTAATTGGAGCAGGAACAAGTTCAAGCGCAGGTGTAACGTCAGTAAGTGGAACAGGAACGGTAAGTGGACTTACATTAACAGGAACAGTAACAGGTACAGGAGATTTAACATTAGGAGGCTCATTGTCTTTATCAAGTGCTAATGTAACAGGTGCATTAGGATTTACTCCATATAACAATACTAACCCTTCAGGTTTTACATCTTTTGCAGAACCAGGGATATTTAGTGGAGGAGGTTCACCAACATTAGCTTCAGGTGTAACAGCAGCAGAAATCAGATCACTTATAGGAGCAGGTACTGGTAGTGGTTCAGTTACTGGATCAGGAGTTAATAATAGGTTAGCTATTTGGACAGGCACATCTTCCTTAGAAGGTGATGCAGACCTTACATGGGATGGTTCGGAATTAGTAATAGATGGAACATTATTTGTTGATGGAAATATACAAAGTGCCAACGGAGCTACTAATTCAGTACAATGGGAAACTGGTTACACAAGAAGTATAACAGGATTTTCTGATTCAGGATCATCAACTATAACATTAACATTATCACAGCAAAGCGGTAGTACACTTACTACTTCATTTTCTAATCCACAAGGAACTACAACTCCAAGTAGTACAGAAACTTTTACTAACAAGTCAGGTAATATTAGTCAATGGACTAATGATTCAAATTATATTACTTCAGCACAAGCAAGTTTTTTACCACTAGCAGGTGGTACAATGACTGGTAATATTGACATGGGGGATAATAATATACGTTTTAATGCTACATCTGGTGGAGCAGGAGACGGAATATTATATAAAGACACTTCAGGAGGATATAAAACAGCTTTAACTTTTGAAAACTCAAATAGAGTAGTTCTTCAAAACAGAGCAGCTAATGGGGAAATTGATTTAAGAGCAAATACTTCTGTAGCTGGTGTAGGAGGAGAGGTTGCTGTAGCCACTATAAAAGACTCAGGAATAATTACATTTAAGCCTATAGGATTAGATGTAGGTTTAGCAAATAACAATGGTAATGGATTTACATTATTTACTGGAGGTTCTTCAGTGACAGGTGGTAAAATATATTACTGGACAGGAAGTGGATGGACACTTGCAACGCCAACTAATGCTTATAATAGATTAATAGCTATGGCTAAAGGAACTGGAACATCAGGTTCTGTTGGAATGATTGTTCAAGGTTTAGTTAATGGAGCGCAATCAGTTACAAGTAACGGTATAGCTGCATACTTAACGACAAGTGGAAACATAACAACAACAGTCCCTACATCTGGATATGCAAGAATAGTTGGATATGCATACAGTAGTACAATATTTTATTTTGACCCAGATAAGACTTGGGTTGTAATAGCAAATCCATAAAATATAAATAATGGAATTTATAAATCGTAATCTTACATTTACTGAAAATTCTATATATTATATAGACCAAGAAACAGAAGAAACTCATTATATAATGATGGATTGGGAACAAACAATTATGAAAGCTCATGCTGACTATATTTGTTCTAAAGGAGGAGATATTTTAGAAATAGGTTTTGGAATGGGAATTAGCGCAGATTTTATACAAGCTAATAATATTAATTCACATACAATTGTAGAGTACCATCCAGAAATATATAACAAAGCTTTAGCATGGGCAGAAAATAAACCTAAGGTAAATATTGTTTTAGGAGATTGGTATCAAGTAAGAAATCATTTACTAACATATGATGGGATATTTTACGATACATGGGGTGATGAAAACGCAAAACATTTAAAACAAGTAATGCCTTATTTAATGAAAAAAAATGGGCTAGCTACTTGGTGGAATAGTTATCTTACAGAAGATAATCAATTAAAAATAGAAGCTGATAGTTACGAAGTTATACCAGTAACTCCAGACTCTAATTTGTATTTCAATCATACAGAATATTATTTACCAAAAAAACAATATTAACAATGGCTGAAATAACTATAAACGTAACATCAAACAGACAAGGGTCAATAGTAAAAAACGGTGGCGCATCAGAAGACTGGGATGATGTAATTAATGCAAGTTCAGGAACTACTGTAAGTTCAAGTGTTACTCAATCAACACCTGTTCGTGCAAGAAGAGCTACTGATAGAGGTGGTAATACTTCTTTTAATTGCTCAAGATCATTCTTTTATTTTGATTGTAGTTCTTTACCAGCTGGAGCAGTAGTAAGTGCAGGAACTTTTACAGTTAATGGTGTTTCTAACGCTGGTGTAAATTCAGTAGTAATGACTGAATCTAATGGAGCTTTTGGAACAAATGGAGGTAGTGCTTTGACTACAGGTGATTATGATACAGCAGCTTTTGAAAATCAATTTTCAGATACAATTAGAGGGTCTGATACTATCTTCGCTTGGAATTCAGGTACACAAAATTCAGGAGAAAACGACTTTCAATTAAATGCAACTGGTATAAATAAAATAAACAATTCATCAAGTCCTAAAAAATTAAATGTAGCTTTAGTTAATTATAATTATGATTATAGTGAAACTAGCCCATCATCAAGTCTTGATGCTCGTAACGGTATATACTTTTTTACTTCAGGAGGGTTTATGCCTAAATTAACATTGGTATATGAAATAAGTAGTTATGCTAATACAATAAATGGTGTTACACCAGCTATGGCATCATCTTTTGATGTATGGCAAGTGAACCAAGTAAACTTGAAGGGAGAAGATACTCCAGCTGCATCAGCTGTTAATGGTATAGAGTAATTCAAAAAAAATTCCTATCTTTGTTAAAATAATAAAAATAATAAAATCAAATGAAAAATTTAACTACAGAAGAATTAAAGTCAGTACAAGACATTCACAACTCATTTAACAAAGCTAAGATTGACCTAGGAGATCACGTATTACAAAGAGATGCTCTAGTAAAAAACGTAGATGTAATAAGAGAAAAATTTGCTACAATTGAAAAAGAATTAATTGGAGTATATGGAAAAGATTCTATTATTGATTTAATGACAGGCGAAGTAAAAACTAAAGAAGAAGCTGCTGAAACAGCTCAAATATTAGAAGATGCTGAGGCTGACGTAAAAGAATATAACGATAATCTTAAAAAAGCATAAATGTCTAGAATAAGTAATAAAGCTGCATATCCTCCTTTATCTCAACCTGCTTTAGCTGATTATGTTGTTATAACAGATGCGAATAAAAAACTTGCTACTAAAACTGTATCATTAAATGGAATAAAAAACTTATTTCAATTAAGTTATAATGATATAACTATAGAAGTAAGTTCGGCAGAACTTTTAGCTTTATATACTGTTCCAAAGACTTTGCTTCCTGCGCCTGGCGTAGGTAGAGTATATGACATTTTTAGTATTTTTGCGTATCTCGATGCAGGCGTTACTGCTTATGATTTTGTAGATCCCGTTCAAGTTAAACAAGGAACTTCAGTTTGGGCTGAATTGCCTACTGCTTCTTTGATGAATGCTGGTGCAGATTCTGCCGCACATTTTCAAAAGCAAACGCTTGCCTTACCTATTAACACTTCTGTATTATTACAAGCTCAAGGAGCTAACGCTACAGTTGGCGCAGGTATACTAAAAATTAATATTCGTTACAGAAATATAGAATTACAATCATTCTAATATGGTAATCAGAAAAATTTCTATTGGCGCAGATTATAAATCAGGTGCTATGCATTACATAGTAGGCCAAGAAGTTTTGGGTGGTAAACATAAAATTCATCTTATACAACATGACCCAGAGTCAGAGTCGTATAAAATATGGGTTGAAAAAAATTCCGAAATATTAGTTTGGAAAGATTTTAAAACAACACTGCCAATATCGTTAGAGTATAATATAAACTTTTAATGAAATCCCCACATTCTTTTATTGTAAAACCTATAGACAATAGGAGATACAGTAATACAAAAAAAATCGGTAACATAGATTTTATAACAAGTACGTCAGAGGAAGACCATACGGTTTCTAATAGATATGCTAAAGTTATAGAAGTTCCTATAGACTATACAGGAGAGGTTAAAGTAGGAGACACTTTATTGGTACATCATAATGTGTTTAAGTTTTATAATGACATGTATGGCAGAAGAAAAAGTGGGAAAAGTTTTTTTAAAGACGATTTGTTTTTTATTGATCCAGACCAGTTTTTTTTATTTAAAAGAAATGACGTATGGAAAGGTTATCACAAATATTGTTTTGTAAAACCTGCAAGTGCTAAAGATAGTTTTATAAAAAAATCAGGAATTATAGAGCCTTTAATGGGTACTCTTAAATATTCTAATTCTCAATTAGATAAGCTAGGTTTAAAAGTTGGTGATGAAATATCATATCAACCAGAAACAGAATATGAGTTTAATGTAGATGGCGAAGTATTATACAGAATGTTTACTAATAATATAACTCTTAAACTAAATGGATATTAAAAGTATTAAGTTGCAAATTATTAGTGCAGGAGAACAAGCTGTTGTTCAGTTAATTAAAGTTGCTAAAGAAGATATTATAAAATTTAATTCAGAAGATGAATTAGCAGCAGACAGATTAAAAAATGCAGCAGCTACAAAAAAGCTTGCTATATTTGATGCGTTTGAAATATTAAAAAGAATTGAAGAAGAAAGAGCTTTATTAGATGGTATAGATATAAAAACAACTAATACTCCACAAGGATTTGCAGAATCAAGATCAAAATAGACTATATAAATTAATTACTAAATTAATTCCTAACTCAGTTATTGCTACTAAAAACAAAGCAAGAACTTGGAAATATGGTTATAATGAAAAATACAAAATAGTTGTTATATCTAAAGACGGTACTATAGGAGATATATATAATATAAATAGTTTAATAGTAGCACTTCCTGCAACACCTAAATTAAAATCTGACGAAAAAAAAGAAAATCAATATTGGAAGCCAGCGTTAATAAAAAAAGAATTAAAAAAAATTCAATCTATATTTCATTGGCATCAAACCCCTCCTCAGTTTAAAGCAAAGTGGATAGACTATATTGAATCTGAGTTTGACAAACGAGAACAAGGAACTTGGTTTTTAAATAATGGTAAATCAACTTATATTACTGGAACACATTATATGTATCTTCAGTGGACTAAAATAGATGTTGGTAATCCAGATTTTAGAGAAGCTAATAGAATCTTTTATATATTCTGGGAAGCTTGTAAAGCGGACTACAGAAGTTTTGGAATGTGTTATTTAAAAATAAGACGTTCTGGATTTTCATTTATGAGTTCTTGCGAAGGAGTAAACCAAGCTACTATAACTAAAGACGCAAGAATAGGAATATTATCTAAAACAGGAGCTGATGCAAAAAAAATGTTTACAGACAAAGTTGTTCCTATATCAAATAATTACCCTTTCTTTTTTAAGCCTATCCAAGATGGTATGGATAAACCAAAAACAGAATTAGCTTATCGTGTACCAGCATCAAAGATTACTAAAAAGAATATGTATGATACTGGGGATGAAGAGCTTGAGGGATTAGACACAACTATTGATTGGAAAAACACTGGAGACAATGCTTACGATGGAGAGAAATTACAATACTTATTACATGATGAAAGCGGTAAGTGGGAAAGGCCTGAGAATATATTAAACAATTGGCGTGTAACCAAAACTTGTTTACGTTTAGGTAGTAAAATTATTGGTAAATGTATGATGGGTTCTACTTCAAACGCATTAGACAAAGGAGGTTCTAATTTTAAAAAGTTATTTGAAGATTCTGATTGTTCTAAACGAAATCAAAACGGACAAACTAAATCAGGGTTGTATAATTTATTTGTTCCTATGGAATGGAACTTTGAAGGTTATATAGATAAATTTGGAATGCCTGTTTTAACAACTCCAGATAACCCTATTATGGGTATTGATAATGAGTGGATTAAAATAGGAGCTATAGACTATTGGAGAAATGAAGTAGAGTCTTTATCTAATGATCCAGATGCATTAAATGAATTTTACAGACAGTTTCCTAGAACTCATTCACATGCTTTTAGAGACGAATCTAAACAATCTTTATTTAACTTAACTAAGATATATCAACAAATAGATTATAATGATTCTTTAATTAAAGAACATTTTGTTACTAGGGGATCGTTTCATTGGAAAGATGGCATAAAAGATTCTGAGGTTATTTGGAGTCCCAATAGAAATGGAAGATTTTTTGTAACTTGGACACCAAGAAAAGAATTGCAAAATCAAGTAGTTAGCAAGCATGGCAAGAAGTATCCAGGTAATGAACATTTAGGTTCATTTGGATGTGACTCATATGACATCTCTGGAGTTGTAGTCGGTAAAGGATCAAACGGTTCTTTGCATGGTATGACTAAGTTTAGTATGGAAAAATGTCCAGCAAATCATTTCTTTTTAGAATATATAGCTAGGCCTCAAACAGCAGAGATATTTTTTGAGGAAATTTTAATGGCTTGTATATTTTATGGAATGCCTATTTTATGTGAAAACAATAAACCACGTTTATTATATCATTTTAAAAATAGAGGGTATAGAGGATTTTGTATGAATAGAGTAGATAAGGCTTTTAGTAAATTATCTAAAACAGAAAGAGAGTTAGGAGGGATTCCTAATTCTTCAGAAGACATAAAACAATCACACGCTTCAGCTATTGAATCGTATATTGAAAAACATGTAGGCTTAGATTTAAGTGGAGAGTATAGAGAAAAAGAAGATATGGGAGAATGTTATTTTCAAAGAACATTAGAAGATTGGGCAAAATTTGATATTAGTAACAGAACTAAACATGATGCATCTATTAGTTCTGGTCTTGCTATAATGGCCAACCAGAAGCACTTGTATACTCCGACTAAAGAAAAATCAAAAATAAGCATTAACTTTGCAAGATATAATAACAGCAACACATCCAGTCAATTATTGAAATAAATGAAAGAAGTAACTATAAATATAAAGTCAGCTGTATTTCCAGACCAATTTGCTTCGGACTCGGATAAAAAAAGATTAGAATTCGGATTACAAGTTGGCCAAGCTATTCAATACGAATGGTTTAGAAAAGATGGTGGAACTAATAGGTTCTACAATCAGTGGACACAATTTAATAGGCTTAGATTATATGCTAGAGGAGAGCAATCTACAGCTAAATATAAAAACGAATTAGCAATTGATGGAGACTTAAGTTATCTAAACTTAGACTGGTCTCCTATATCAGTTATCCCAAAGTTTGTTGACATCGTTGTAAACGGAATGTCGGACAGATTGTTTAAAGTAAAAGTTTATGCTGAAGACGCAATGTCAGCTGAAAAAAGAAACAAGTTCCAAAACATGGTGGAAGGGCAAATGATTGCCAAGCCTTTATTAAGTCAAATTTCTAAAGATTTTGGAGTTGATGTTTTTACAGTTCCTGAAGAAACTTTACCTACTGATGACCAGGAGTTAGAGCTATACATGAATATGAAGTTTAAACCAGCTATTGAAATTGCTGAAGAAGAAGCTATTAATACTTTATTAGCTGAGAACCATTACGATGATACTAGAAAAAGAGTTGATTTAGATTTAATGGTTTTAGGTATTGGAATGACAAGACATCAATTTCAATTAGGACAAGGAGTTAAAATTGATTATGTTGATCCTGCAAATATAGTTTACAGTTATACAGAAGATCCTTACTTTAAAGATTGTTTTTATTGGGGTGAAATTAAAACTGTAGCAATTACAGAGCTTATAAAAATAGACCCTTCTATTACCAATGACCAACTGGAGGAAATTTCTAAATACAGTCAGTCATGGTATGATTATTTTAACGTAGCTCAAATGTATCAAAACAGTATGTTTGCTAGAGACACATGTACTTTGTTGTATTTTAATTATAAAACTACAAATACTTTTGTTTACAAGAAAAAAGAAACAGCTGAAGGAACTTTTAAAACAGTAGAAAAAGACGATCAATTTAATCCTCCACCTGAAATGATGGAAGAGGGTAATTTTGAAAGAGTAGAAAAAAGAATTGACGTATGGTATGAAGGTGTAATGGTAATGGGAACAGACATTATATTACAATGGAAAATGATGGAGAATATGGTTAGACCAAATTCTGCAAATCAATATGCTTTACCAAATTATGTAGCATGTGCGCCTAGAATGTACAAAGGAAGCATAGAGTCTTTAGTTAGAAGAATGATACCTTTTGCTGATTTAATTCAAATGACTCATTTAAAAATACAACAAGTAGTTTCTAGAGTTGTACCTGACGGTGTCTTTATAGATGCCGATGGATTAAATGAAGTAGATTTAGGAACTGGAGCAGCATATAATCCAGAAGATGCATTAAGACTTTATTTTCAAACAGGTAGTGTTGTTGGTAGAAGTTACACAGGTGACGGTGAATTTAATAATGCGAAAATTCCTATTACTCAATTAACTTCTAATAGTGGAGCTAATAAAATGCAAATGCTTATTGGAAACTATAATCATTATTTAGATATGATTAGGCAAGTTACTGGATTAAACGAAGCAAGAGATGGTAGTATGCCAGACCCAAATTCTTTAGTAGGAGTTCAAAAGTTAGCAGCATTAAATTCTAATACTGCAACAAGACATATTTTACAATCAAGTTTATATATAACTAAAACTTTAGCTGAAGCTCTTTCAATAAGAACAGCTGATATATTAGAATATTCTGATTTTAAAGATGAGTTTGCTATGCAGATAGGAAAATACAATGTGTCTATTATAGAAGAAATTAAAAACTTATACCTCCATGACTTTGGTATATTTATAGAAATGTCTCCTGACGAAGAACAAAAAGCAATGTTAGAACAAAACATTCAAATGGCTTTGTCTAAAGAAAATATTAGTTTAGAAGATGCTATAGATATTAGAGAGATAAATAATTTAAAGATGGCTAATCAATTACTAAAAGTAAAAAGAAAAGCTAAACAAGCATCAGAGCAACAGCAAAAACAACAAGAACAACAGATGCAAGCTCAAATGCAAATGGAGCAACAACAATCAGCGGCTCAAGCAGCTATGCAACAAGCTCAAGCAGAGCTTCAAGGTAAGATGCAATTAAAACAAGCTGAGATAGGTTTTGAAATAGAAAAACAAAAAAACGAAGCTGAATTGAAAAAAATGTTAATGGCTGAAGAGTTTGGATATCAAATGCAATTAAAAGGTATTGAGCAAAGTCAATTAGACGCTAGAGAAAAAAGTAAAGAAGCTTCTAAAGACAAAAGAATTAATCAACAGTCTAGTAATCAATCAAGAATGATTGAGCAAAGAAAGCGAAACACTCCTTCTATAAATTTTGAATCTAACGAAGATAGTTTAGATGGTTTTGACTTAGCAGAATTTGACCCAAGATAAATTAAATAAATAAGTATTAACTTTACAAAAATTAAATCAAATGGATATTAAAGTAAAAGAAGTAAAATTCGAAGAGCCAAAATCAGCAATCGAAGTAGAAGAAAAGCTGTTAAAGGATCATGAAGACAAATTACAGGGAACTTCTGTAAAAGAAGCCTCTGACACAAAAGAAGAAATTACGTCTGAAAAAGAAACGAAGGCGGAAGAAAGTTCAGAGTCAGAAATAAATGACAAAGACGTTCTTAAATATATTAAAAATAGATATGATAAAGACATCTCGTCAGTAGATGAATTGTTTGCGCAAACAAAAGACAATGACGATTTACCTGATGATGTGGCGGCATATTTTAAGTACAAGAAGGAAACAGGACGTGGAATTGAAGACTTTTATAAATTACAAAAAGACTACGAATCCATGGACGGTGACCAATTGTTGGCTGACTATTATAACGTAACCGAAGATGGGTTAGACGCTATAGATATTCAAGATTTAATTGAAGATAAATTTTCTTATGATGAAGATTTAGATGATGTTAAAGATGTGAAGAAAGTTAAGCTAGCAAAAAAACGAGAACTTGCGAAAGCAAAGAAGTTTTTTAGTGAACAAAAAGATAAATATAAAGCTCCTCTTGAGTCAAGTGGGGGTGGGTTGTCTGATGAACAAGAAAAAAGTCTTACTGCTTATAAAAGTTACATAGAAGAATCTAAAACTGTTGAAGAAGCAAATGAAAAAAGATATGACTATTTCTTAGATAAAACTGAAAAAGTTTTTAACGATGAATTTAAAGGTTTTAAATTTGATATCGGTGAAAAAGATATGTCTTATAAACCAGGGACAGCTCAAGAATTGAAAAACAAACAGAAAGACGTTAACACATGGCTTAACACTTTTATGGATGACAAAGGCTTGATAGAAAATACGGAAGGATACCACAAGTCTCTTTCTGTTGCAATGAACCCTGACAAATTTGCTAAATTTTTTTACGAACAAGGCGTAGCAGCAGCTGTGGATAATGTTACTAAGAAATCTAAGAACATAAACATGGATGTTAGGCCAGCTCCTCAATCTTTTCAAAAAGATGGATTGAAGATAAGAAACGTAGGAAATACTGATTCAGGTAGAGGACTCAAAATAAGAAGTATAAAATAAATTATTTAAACTAAAAAAAAATTAATTATGTCAGTATTACAAACACCTGGATTTCAGTTACAGCCTTCTGCACAGAGGACTCTATCTCCATCCAACTACATAACTAACTTTGATTTCTTGAATCAGTATTTACCAGATACATATGAAAAGGAATTTGAGCGTTATGGAAACAGATCAGTAGCATCCTTCTTAAGACAAGTAGGTGCTGAAATGCCTTCAAATTCAGATTTGATTAAATGGGCAGAACAAGGAAGACTACACGTTAAATATACAAATGTAAATGCAGATAGTGCAGCACTTCAAGGTGCAGCATCAGCTAATTTTACTGTAAACGATGTGTTAAATCCTTTAACGAATGCAGCAGCAAATATATCAGGACAAATTGCAATGAGAGTAGGTCAAACTCTTATGATTTCTGATAATGCTCCTAATTCAACATTAAGTAACAAAGCAATTGTATCAGCTGTTAACTACGCAACAGGTGTGGTAACAGTATTGTTTTACGAAGCTCTTGGTCAATCATTTGCGGTTAACTCAACTGTAACTATATTTGTTTATGGTTCTGAGTTCCAAAAAGGAACAGACACAATGGCTGAGTCGTTAACTTCAGATGATTTCATCTTTCAAAATTCACCAATCATTATCAAAGACAGATACAGAGTAGCTGGTTCTGATATGGCGCAAATTGGATGGATTGAAATTACAGGAGAAGACGGAGTAAATGGATACCTTTGGTATTTAAAGTCAGAGCATGATACAAGACTACGTTTTGAAGATTACCTAGAAACAGCTATGGTGGAAGCAGTTCCAGCAGAAGCAGCTTCAGGTGCAATTGGTTCAACTACTACAGGTAATAAAGGTTCAGACGGAATCTTCTTTGTTGTACAAAGTAGAGGTAATATCTATGGTGGTGGAAACCCAGTAGCTTTAGCTCAATTTGACAATGTTATTCAAAGACTTGATAAGCAAGGAGCAATTGAAGAAAATGTATTATTTGTAGACAGACAATTCTCATTTGATATTGACGATATGTTAGCAGCACAAAACTCTTACGGAGCAGGTGGTACTTCATATGGTTTATTTGACAATGATAAAGAAATGGCTTTAAATCTTGGATTCACTGGATTCAGAAGAGGTTATGACTTTTACAAGTCTGATTGGAAATATCTTAACGATGCAACTATGAGAGGTGGTATTGTTGGAGGTGCAGTAAATGGACTATTAGTTCCAGCTGGATCAACTACAGTATATGACCAAGTATTAGGTAAAAACGCTAAGAGACCATTCTTACACGTTAGATATAGAGCTTCAGAAACTGAAGACAGACGTTACAAGACTTGGATTACAGGTTCAGCAGGTGGAGCGCAAACTTCTAACTTTGATTTAATGGATGTGAATTTCCTTTCAGAGAGAGCAGTATGTACTTTAGGTGCTAACAACTTCTTCTTATTCCAACAATAAGAAGTACATTAATAAGGGGGGAGTTAATTCTCCTCCCTTTTTTTTTAAATCAAATTAAATTATATTATTATGAAAAACAACAGCAAATATGTCGCTAAGACATACAAATTAAAAAGTGAAGCTTCTCCATTAAATTATATGTTAAGCTCACGAAACTCAACAAGATTTCCTTTATTATGGTTTGACGAAGATGCAGGTATTAACAGACCTCTTCGTTATGCAAGAAATCAAAAAAGTCCTTTTGAAGATGAGCAAGATGGAAACGCAATATTAGAACCAATTGTTTTTGAAGATGGGTTTTTATTCGTTCCAAAAGAAAATCAAATACTACAACAATTTTTATCTTACCACCCACAAAAAAATCAAGTGTTTCAAGAAGTTGACAAAGCTAAAGATGCAAATGAAGAAGTAGAGTGGATGGATTACGTTTTACAAGCTCAAGTAACAGCTCATGATTTGACTGTTGAAAAACTCTCATCTTTAGGTAGAGTTGTCTTTGGACAAAAAGCTGATAAAATGTCAACAGCAGAATTAAAAAGAGATATGATGATATATGCTCAACAAGATCCTCAAGATTTCTTAGACACTATTAATGATCCTATGGTAGAACTACAAGACGAAGTAGTTCAGTTTATAAGTCATGGTTTATTAGTACTTAATAATAAAAAAGTAAACTTTAATTTACCAGGAAATAAGAAAAAATTAATGACAGTTCCTTTTGGAGAAGACTCTCATTACATTTTAGCTTCTTATATGCAAAGTGATGAAGGACTAGAAGTATACAAGTTGTTAAAGAAACACCTTGATAAGGCTAAGTAATATTTACTTATCTTTGTACTTTATTAACCCTTAATTTTATTTTTATTATGGCAATGTCAAAATATTTATCAGTATACATTAATTCAGCATCTATTGCAGGAGGAGCGAATCTTATCCCAGCAGATGGTATTATTAATGTACTTCAAACAAATGCAACAACAGTTACTATTAACTTAAGAGATGCAGCAGCAGGTTTTCAAACTGTAGCAATAACCCATACAGCACTACCAGCTTACGCAGCTGCAACGCCAGAGGATTCTAGAGCTATGAGAAATTTCTTTGCTGACGCTATAGCACAAGCTTTATCCACTGGTTGGACAAGTCCTGCTTACTCTATATCTAACGTACCTGCTTACCCTGAAATCAAACCAGCGGCAGGAACAGGTAATGTAACAATTACAGCAATAGCTTGGTCTTAATATTAACCTTTAAAATATAATAATATGGCAGCTAAATATTTATCGTTTCCTTTAGCAACAATTGTTGATTCAGGAACAGAATCGTTAATTACCACAGGTAATAATATTACAGCATTTACAGCAGCGTCTATGACGGATACAACTGCTGACTTTGTTGCACTAGATGTAAAAATAGGAGATACAGTTACAGATACAGTTAACAATGATACAGCGTTAGTAACAGCTGTAACATCAGCAACAGAATTAGCTATTTCTGCTAATATTTTTACTGTGGCTCTAGAAACTTATTCTATTGCAGCATCAACAGCTAATGAGTTATATGATAGTGGTCAAAATTTCGTAACTACTGTTTCCCCTGGAGATATTGTTTTCAATACAACAGCAGGAGCTTCAGCAAGAGTAGTTTCAGTAAGTTCTAATTTTAGATTAGTTCTTTCTGGAGATATTATGACTATTGGAGATACTTATAATGTGCTAGACGAGTTAACTTCTAACGAACAATTAGTTTCTTTATCGGAATTACTAATGGTTCAAAGAACAACTAACTTTATAACTGTTCTTTTTTATGGAGCTGGGTCAGGTAATGATACAATTACTATTACTCATACAGACCAAGGAACTGCAAGTTTAGTTCAAGAAGCTATTCAACTTGCTATGCAAGACGCAGTTAGTATGCCAGGATCTATTCCTAAACCTTCTTCTCAAGAAGTTGGAATTGGCTTAAATTCAAGCAGACACAGAGTTTTAATTAACAGTATTAATATAGCTTAATATTAAATTAACTAACTTTTAAAGGGAGGCTACTAAATAAAGTAGCCTCTTTTTTTTTTCTTATCTTTGTAAAAAACAACTATACACTATGGCTGCTAATATTAATGAGATAAGAAATACTGTTTTAGCTATAGCTAATAAAAACAACTACGGATATATATCTCCTAGTGATTTTAATCTTTATGCTAAACAGGCTCAAATGGACATGTTTGAAGATTATTTTTATCAATACAACAATTGGATTAACAGACAAAATGGAAGAACTTCTGGTTCTGGATATGCTGATATATTAAAAAGTTTAGTAGAAGTTATTGAAGGTTTTTCGGTAACATCATTTCTTGCTCAAACTTTAGCTAATCAATATGCACTTCCAGCAGATTATTATTTTATAGATAAATTGTTTTATTACCCAACTGTTTTATCAACTGGTACTAATACTTTTGTTAATGCATTTAAATTAACTGATGGAGCAGCAACTTTCTCTAATTTAACAGCACCGTATACTCCACCTGTTGGAAGTTTAATAGTTAACACTACAACTGTAGGAGAATGTTTTGTAACCAATGTTGACAGCCCTACTGTTTTATCTATAAGTGGAGATATAATGAACTTAAATGATAGTTACGTTATATATGAAAATACTAACATAACAGAAGTAGAAAGAGTAAGTCAAAACAAAATATTTTATTTGACTAGCTCACCGTTAACAGCACCATCAGCACAATTTCCAGCTTATACATTAGAAGGGAATACAGTTACAGTTTACCCAACAGTTATAGGGCCAAATGTAGGTAGTAGTGTTTTTAGTCAATGGGCAGCATCAAGAGTACAAGCACAATACATAAGGTATCCTCTAACACCACAATGGACATTTGTCGCATTGGCAGGTGGTGAGCCAGTATTTAATAATACAGCTGCAACTTTTCAAGACTTTGAATTACCAGACTCTGATGAGCCAGCATTAATTGCTAAAATATGTCAGTATGTAGGTATTGAAATTAGAGAAGGAGATGTGTACCAATTTGGAACAGCTGAATTAAACGAAGAAACTCAAACAACAACATAAAATGGCATACATAAATGATTATCAATATTACGAAAATGGAGGAGCAAATCCTGAAGATGCTAATTGGGGTTCGTACCAATATACATCTTTAGAAGAGATAGTTAATAATTTTATGTTAATGTATCAAGGTAACAATGAATTATTAAATAACTTAAGTAGATACCAAGTTTTGTTTTATGCAAAAAGAGGAATTCAAGAGCTTAATTATGATGCAATGAAAGAAATTAAAATCTTAGAACTTGATGTATGTAATTCTTTAAGATTTGTTTTGCCTCAAGATTTTGTTAATTGGGTTCGAGTTTCAGTATATAGAAATGGATTTTTATTACCTCTTGTAGAAAACATTCAAACAAATTGGAGTGGAGCTTATTTGCAGGATAATAATTGTAATATACTTTTTGACCAAGATGGTAACGTATTAAAACCTCAACATTCTAATCTTGATATGGATAGAATATTAGGCTCTAAAAAAAGTATTTATTTAAATGCTAACAGTCCTTTTAATAATCAAGCTGGATTTAATGTAGATGGGAGTTGGTATTTTGATTATGCAATAGGAGCTAGATTTGGGTTAAACCCAGAAACAGCTAATCAAAACCCCACTTTTAGTATTGACAAAAAAAGTGGTGTAATTAATTTTAGTTCAGGAGTCATAAACGACATGGTAATTGTTGAATATGTATCTGATGGAATGGAAAACGGAAACAATGCCAGTATAGAAGTTAACAAGCTTTTTGAAGATTATATTTACGCATTTATTAGATACTCTATTTTAAACGGAAGGTTAGGAGTACAAGAATATATAGTAAATAGAGCAAGAAAAGATAAATCTGCATTATTAAGAAATGCAAAAATAAGATTAAGTAATATACACCCTGGAAGACTCTTACAAAACTTAAGAGGTCAGGCTAAATGGATAAAGTAATATGGCATTAACAAGTATGAATTTCGTTGAGGGCAAAATGAATAAGAGTGTTGATGAACGTCTTATTCCTGACGGTCAATATATTGACGCTTTAAATGTACGTCTTGGTTCAACAGAAGGTACTGAAATAGGTGCTGTAGAAAACTCAAAAGGTAACACGCAATTAACAACTCTTGATTTTCAAGGAACACCTTTAGTTAATCCAACCACAATAGGTGCGTATGCAGATAGTGTAAGAGAAACAATATACTGGTTTGTGTCATCCGACAATTACGATATGATTGTATCATATCACACTCCGACAACTCTTATTACTCAACACGTTGTAACAATAAATGTTTTAAATTTTAACCCTACTTTTTTAGTTACAGGTGTTAGTTTAATAGAAGATTTATTGTTTTTTACAGATGACAATAACCCTCCTAGAAAAATAAACATAAACAGAAATTATAATGATCCAGTGGGGACTGTTGATGGTATTATTGCTGAAGACATTAATGTTATATTAAAACCACCTGGGTATGAACCTTTAGACAATCTTCCATCTCCAGACGTAGAATTAGTAAACATTCCAGGAGAAGAAAATTATTTAGAAGACAGATTTGTATCTTTTGCGTATCGTTACAGATATGAAGACAAAGAATATAGTGCTATTTCTTTATTTACCGTACCTGCTTTTTCACCTAGACCTTTTAGTTTAGACCCAAGTAGTTATAAAAATAACGGAATGTTAAACGCTTTTAATTCTGCTAATGTAACTTTTGATACAGGATCAAGCAGAGTTGTAGAAATAGATGTTTTATATAAACTAACTACATCTTCAGTAGTTAATGTAATTGAAAGATTTGTAAAACAAGATTTAGGATGGGGAGATAATACTAATCAAACTATTTTATTTACAAACAGTAAAATTTATACAACATTAGGTTCTGATGAACTTTTAAGATTATATGATAATGTTCCTAGATTTGCTAAAGCTCAAACAATTATGGGTAACCGTTTAGTTTACGGTAACAATGTAGATGGGTATAATATATCTACAGCTAGTGGGCAAACACTTTCACAAAATTTTATTACAAGTGTTGTCAATACTGATATATCTTTAGAAGAAGGCCCTCAACCTATTTTTAACACAGGAGTTTCTGGGCAAGGTAATTCTGTAGACTATCAAATAAACGGTAATAACCCTAATTTTAATTATGCAAATAATACGGTTACTTTTGATTTAACTAATTTTATAGCTAATGTAAACGCAGGTATTGCTAATAAATTAATTGCAGGGACTCAATTAAGTTTTAATTTTTCTGTACAATCTAAATCATGGGAATACACTTCTACAGATGCAGCTGGAACTACAACAACAACTTGTACTTCAGCTGGTTTACCTATAGCTGGCTGTTCATGTTATCCTACATGGGATGGAACAGACTCTCCTTTTCAATTATCTTTTATTTTTAGATTAGACCAAGACTATACTAGCGTTTTTGACATGGTTAATAGTTCTGAATTTCAAGCTCAAGTGGGGACAGCATTATCTATAAACGTAACAGCTTTAAACCTATGTGGTACAGCCACTCAAGGAACTTCAATGGCTGATCGTTTTAATTGTAATGCAGCAGCTGTACCTCAGGTATGTGCTTATACAAAATATAATAGTAGTATTAATGATTCAGTTTCACAACAAGGATTTAATATAACTACAGTGCCAGGAGACAATACATTTTCACTGCAATTAATAGCTATGAATTCAAGATTTGTTGATGGTACTGGAATAATTCATAATGTATTTGAATATTTTGAGATTATTAATAGTAGTTATTTTTACGTTAGCGACCAAGATACCTCAAGTCTACACAGTAATAGAGATTACGAAACTGGAATTGTTTATATGGATGAATATGCTCGTGCATCTACTGTGTTAGTATCATTATTTAATACAGTTTATGTTTCTCCAGCCTCTTCTATAGATAAAAATGAAATTAGTGTATCTATACCTACAATTGACCAAGCTCCGTACTGGGCTAGTTCTTATAAGTTTGTAGTTAAACCAAGTGCTACTAATTACGAAACTATTTTTGTAAACTTTTTTTATGTTAACCCTGAGACTAATGTTACATATTTTAAACTTGAAGGAGATAATCAAAGTAAAGTAAAAACAGGACAAACTTTAATTGTTAAAAAAGATTCAGCAGGGGCTTTAACACAAGAAGTAAAAGTTACTGTTTTAGCAGTAGAAGCTGAAGCTAGAAACTTTTTAGCAGCAGACCCAACAGCAACAAGCCCACCTACTGGCAACCAGCTACCTGGCTTATATATGCAAATGAAAGCAAATAATTTTACTGCTGCATCACAAGATGGGGATGTTATAGAAACATGGCCAACAGTAAATGCAGGTGGTACAGTATCAACAGCATTTCCATGTTCTAATAATGAAATTTGGGTTGCAACACAATCTTTT